CGGCCTTGCTGCCCAGCCACCGAGGCGACTGGGGGGGTGATGTGAGAATAGTACCGCGTGAAAAGACGGTGTCAACACACACGCTGACGTCCGCCACTGTCACATCGTGCAAAACGTGTAATAGTAGTAACTTGCGACTTCCGAAATTCGGAGCCGTTGCAAATGGCAAAAGAAACTTACAGAGTCGATCACTACGTTGTGTCGTTAACACTAGAAGCAGAGATACTTGTAGACGAAGCGGTCTACTGGACATCGCTATTCGCGCACACGCGAGAGAAAGACATCTGGAAGGGTATACTACTCCTAGATCTGGGTCCAAATGGTTGCGCCTCTGACGAAGCGGCGGCCAGGATGCTCGGGGCGGCCAAATGACAGACACCCAACAGCTCCAAATGCAAGTCGAGCACTTCCGCGGACTCCTAGAAAGAGTCCAAGGGAATCGCGTCGCCTCGCGTCAAGTGAGTGTCCAGCTCCAAAGTGCAGAATCTAGGCTTCAGGTTTCTCTGATAAAAAACGGGGCGATTGTCAGGGAGCCGATGCCCGGGACACGTTCAGCTATTTATCTGAACGGCGGTGGAGTACAAGAGAACCGCATTTTGCCTGCACTCGCAAGTGGCGCTATGTTGTCCTACACGCAGATGTTCGTGGGGCACGCGGTAGTCGCCGAAAGACAAGTAGCAAGAAACCGCGGCTTGAAGATTCGCCCCCAATGGGCTGGCACTCCGCATATTTATTTGTCTGGAACGCCGTCGGGGTCGTTCGGGCTGGAGTTTTCCACACAACCGAATGAAGATGCGGTAATATTAGCGGCACATGCCAAGGCGTTGCAAGATGTGGCTGATACCGTTCTGCTGTTGGCAAATAGCGAAGATGCAGACTTTGCAGATGTCATAACGCGAGTTCCCAAAACCGTTCGACAAGGTGCCGAGAAGCTGTTTAAGCTGCTGGCCAAGCACAAAACAGAAATTCGCTTTGCGCTTCCGGACAGAGAGCAATCGATAGTTGGTTCGGACACGGTGTTAAAGACCGCCGAAAGGTTTGAGAAGCAGGTGACGACTACAATCGAAGATGTGTACGGCGTGTTTCGTGGGGTATTGATGGAGACGTATGACTTCAATCACATGCCTATCAGTGGCGACGTGATTACAGGGCAGGCCAGTGAGGAACTCACCGAACGCGATCTCGATAAAATTTATGAGTTCAAGGACAAGCACTGCTGGGCGAGGATAGAAGTTACAAAAGCCGAAACGGCTGGTGGCAAGCCACGCTACGGGCGAGAGTTGCTCGCCGTAACATTGGAGAAGTTGCCTACGACAGCGACGGTCGTATCCTAATTGCTGCCTTCTGCCGATTCGTTGGTTGCCGTCTTCCGCGTGAATTTCTTTTCTCGATCCCAGTTCGCCGACTTGCACTTGGGGCATACCCGCGGCTTCTCCGCTTCGCAGCTGACTCAGTGGTGCCGTCTTGTGGCGGCTCCACTGGGTATTCGTTTACTTTTTGCTCGCCAGCTCCCGGTAGTGCTCCTCGATCAACGAGTCCGGGATCGGGATGTCCCGAATCTTTTCCGGTGGCAGGTTCTTCGTCACCATGGCCCATGGCGTGCCTTCAGTGTGGGTGATCGTTGAAAGCTGAATCCCCGTGAAACTACGATACAAGGTGAAGGTGCGTTCGATGACTGTACTCTGCTGAGCCGTGAACTCGGCGTCATACGCCTCCCACTTCGTGCCCTTGATGATCTTCGCGGCCGGAGTCTCGATTGGCTTGTCCGCGTAGTTCTTGAATGCGTGGTACACGTCCGGGATCACCGGCCCGTACGGCCACGCGTAGACCATCTGACGGATTAGCGGCTCACCAGTAAGGCCAAGTGACCATCCGTGCGCGATGTACGTCAGTTTCAGCAACTTCATGGGTGTTAACTCAACAGCCTGCTCATGGCCCAGGGCCAGCATGCGGTTGGCGACGGCACGTGCGTCCGCCGGGTTGCTCTTCGTCATGACTCACGCCCTCCCCACTGGACGGCCGGTGCCGCCCACGCTTTGAATTCTATGGCTCCCCGGACAATTTACCGACGATTTCGGTCAACTTAGGTTCGCGGCGAACTCTAGAACACAGCCTTTACGTCAGCACAACATCAACTGTTCAGATTACTGTACAAATAGCCACAATCTGCGTAGTGTGACCCCTTTGGTCAGGGCTCGTGGCTTGGAAGCAAGCAGCCTAAACTGCCACCGAAAGTGAAATCCCGGGTTCCTGTCACTTTGTCCCGTTTCTCCCCCGTCTGTCCCGTTGGCTATCGGGACAGTGCCCCAACGGGACAAAGCCGCACCCGGGGGCGGTTCCCCGCGGGGAGCGAAGATAGGCACGTGTCGAAAATAGGACGAGAAACGTCGCTGACTTCGGAGACGCACGCGGTCATCGTTGACGCCGTCTCCAAAGGCTTGCCACGCAAGTACGCAGCGGCGAAGGCCGGCATCACGCCCCGCACACTCACCCGGTGGGAAGTCAGGGGGCGTGAAGGCGAAGAGCCGTATCTGTCCCTTGTGTCAGCCCTTAAAAAAGCTGACGCCTTGTACATCGAAACGCATCTCAAGACGATTGCCAACGCATCTTTCGACACATGGCAGGCGGCGGCGTGGTTGTTGGAACGGCGGTTCCCGGAACTCTTTTCCGCCAATCGGCACGAACTCACACAGCTTCGGAAACAGTATGCCGAACTCGTAAAGGCGAACGCCCGTGGAGGCACTGCAAAAGCTGCGGCGAACGGCGAAAAGACTGCAACGGGCAAACGCCGCGTCGGCGGCGACAAGCCAGGATGACGAGCCGGAATTCGACCTCTACGGCGGTGTCGCCGCCGCGTACTACTCCACCGAGCCGGAAGTACTGCTCGCCGGACCAGCCGGCACCGGCAAGACGCTCGGCTGGCTGCTCAAAATCAAACACCTCTGCGAAGACAATCCCGGTGCCCGCGTTCTAATCGTCCGCAAGACCCGGGAGAGTCTGACCGAATCCGTATTGGTGACGTGGGAGCGGGACGTACTCGGCCCCATGCACCCGGTGCTAACGACGCGGCCCGTGCTGCGGCGTGTCCGGCAGTCCTACGATTTCCCCAACGGCTCCACGGTCGGGCTTGGCGGCATGGACAAGCCGGACAAGGTGTTGTCCAGCGAACGCGATTTCATTTACTGCCCGGAAGGCACCGAGCTAACTATCGGCGACTGGGAAACGCTGAACGGGCGTTTGCGTGGCGGGCCGGTTGTCCACAAGCAGCTTGTGGCGGACTGCAACCCCGGTCCGCCGTCGCACTGGATGTACCGCCGGCACTTGTCCGGTGGCCTGCGACTAATCGGCACCACTCACCGTGATAACCCGCGGTACTGGGACCGCGACAAGCAGGAATGGACGAAAGAGGGGACGGAATACCTTGCCCGTTTGGGCCGACTCACCGGGGCGAGAAAAAAGCGGTTCCTCGAAGGCATCTGGGCGGCGGCGGAAGGGTTGGTCTATGACTACGAACCGACGTTGCACCTTCTGCCCGCAGACTGGGTTCCGCCCAAAGAATGGCCGCGGTACTGGTCTTTGGACTGGGGGTACAACGATCCGCTAGTGTTGCAATTCTGGGCGGTGGACGGCAAAAAGCGGCCGTACTTGTACCGTGAACGGTTCGTCTCGCAAACGCGGGTCGAAGATATTGCCCGATGGGCAGGTGCGGAAGTCGGACAAGGCCGTGAACCGAGGCCGAAGGACATCGTTGCGGACCACGACCCCGAATGCGTGGCGACGTTCAGGAAATACAGTGAGCTATTCCTGAACCCTGCGGACAAGACCGACCGAGACGCGGGCATTCAGGAATTGCAAGGGCGATTCCTGAAGGGTGACGACGGGCGGCCCGGGATCTTCTTTCACCCGAACGCCCGGCGGGAACCGGAAGACAAGGCACTTGTGGAAGCGGGGCGGCCGACTTCGACCGTAGACGAATTGTCGGGGTACGTCTGGGACACCCGCGACCCGAACCGGCCGAAAGACTTGCCGATTAGTTACAACGATCACGGCATGGACGCGATGCGGTACATGAGTCGTCGTCTTTCCAATCCTGGGCCGGCCGCACACCGCCTCATTCGCTGAGTGGTGTACACTCCCACCATGCCCCGCCGCCGACCACAGACTGAGGCCGAACGCACGCTCGCCGCGGCACTGGCCGCCGACCCGGATAACGCCACCATCCGCGGGGCGTACTACGATGCCATGATCGAAGCCGGCCGGTCGGACCGTGTAGCCCGGCGGGTGTTGGACGCGGCGGACAGCAAGGCCGACGTAGACGCAATCTTTGCAGCGGCGGACGACGGCATGGAGTTTGACACCGACGAACTACTGGAAGAATCCGAGCGGACGGGCGAGACGTGCCGGGCGATCCTGCGGCGTCGCGGGTGGGTGCCGAAGCCGTTTGACCCGGGCGAACCTGCCCTGTAGACGGTTAAGTGTATGCGGGGTAGCATACACTTATGAGCCGCGGACTCGGAAAGATACAGGCACACATCGTCCGCATTCTGTCCGGCACAGTCCGGCGGAAGGTGTACGCCGGCCGCGGCCCGCTCTTGACGAAAGAGCTTATGGCCGAACTGATTGAGGCCGGTTTGATGCGTGACGCCACGACGACGACGGAACGCCGAATCAGTCGGCACGCGGTGGTCCGGGCGTGCCGCGGGCTTGTTCTCCGCGGCGTGGTGGAGGGCCGGTATCGGGCCGACTGCGACAACGGTGCCATGTCGATAGAGTGGGAGGCGGTGCGGCCTGAACCCGCCGCCCCGTTCCCCGGACCGGCTTAAACTCCGGGCATGGCCGCACCGCTAGGCAGACTGTACGACCGTGTCCGCACCGCGACGGCCGCGGCGTGGAAAGCCTACAAGGGCGACAAGCCCGAGACCGGGCACGGCATGGCCCGGTTTACGTCCGGCGGGCCGGTTGCAACTTACGGCGCGACTAACTTCGTCAGTGTCCAGCAACAGATTCAGGCGTACAAGTCGTGGGTGTACCGCTGTGTCAACTTCATTGCCGAGAACGCATCGGACACGCCGCAAGTCATCGTGAACGCGCCGGGTGCCGTGGCGAAGTCGATGATGTTGCGGACGAAGTCGTACCGGGATCAAATCCCCTACCCGCGTTCCCGGCTGGTGCCCGCACCGGTGCTGAAGTCTGCGGCCACGCCGGCGAGCGTGAAGCAACAGGACGAATACGAGTACGCGGACACTGATGACCCGGCCGTGCGGATATTCAACAATCCGAACGACCCGGATATCGGGGCGGACCTGTGGTATCTGTGCGAAGTCTATTTGCGACTCACGGGCGTCGCGTACTTGTACCCGGTGCTGAACGGGGCCGGCGACCTCGTTGAATTGTGGAACATGCCGACGCAGTGGGTGCTGCCCATTGCCGGCACGACGCGGATGATCGACGGCTACCAAATCTGGGGCAACAACGTCAAGGTAGCGGACCTGGGGCCGGAAGACCTCATTCGCATTCGCTACCCGTCCCCGCGGGGACCTTTGCACGTTGAAAGCCCGACGCAGGCCGCGGGGGCGGATATCGACCTGTACGACATGACGCACGCGGCCCGGTACACGGCGATGACGACGGGTGCCCACATCGGCGGGCAAGTCGTGCTGCCGCCGGGCATATCGCTGACAGACGAGCAAATGGACCGTCTCGAATCTCGGCTCATGGCCCGGTACGCGGGGCCGACGAACTACGGCCGGCCGCTGATCACCGAGAACGGCGCGACGTACATCCCGCCGCCGTCCGAGCGGGAACTGGCGTTCATGCAGTCGCAAGACCAATTGCGACAATACGTCATGGCCGCCTACGGCCTCGACCAAAGCCTGATGGGGTTCAGTGACGAGACCACGTTCGCGGGTGCGGTGGAGAACCGCAAGCGGCTCTGGTTGCACGTCCTGAAGCCGTCGATGGCCCGCCGGGCGGCGGTGTTGACCGAAAAGCTGTTGGTTCCCTACTTCGGCAGTAACTATGCCGCGATCTACTCCGACCCGTCCGCGGACGACCCGGCCCAAAAGCGGGCGGACTGCGACATGTTGTTCAAGAACTCCGCCCTGTCGCCGAACGAACTGCGGGTAGCCTACGGGTACGAACCGCTTCCCGATCCCGTGTTCGATTCGCCGGTCATGCCGGGCGGCAGCGTGCCGGCGGGGAGTGCGGGCGAGATGTTCGACCCGTTCGCGGACAAACCGGCGACGATTGACGCGCCAGACGAAAACGGCGAACCGTCCACAAAGTCCGTCGGCCAGTTCGACGAGAGCAAACACCCGCGAGCCGACGACGGCAAGTTCGGCCACGGGGCGGGCAACGCAATGGCGAAGCCCGCGGCCGGAAAGAAGGACGACAAGGGTGACAGCGAAAAGCAAAAGGTCGCGGGCCGGGTGCCGGAGAAAAAGCCGAGTGCCAAGGCCGCGAGGGCGAAGAAGGCTCACGTCATGGTTGACAAGAGCGTGCAGCAATACGCCGAAGAGTACAACGAGCCACGGTTCGCCAAGGTGATGGGCGGAGCTTCGTTCCCGGACTCCGAGCCGGTGGACGTGGTCGTGCCGAACGCGAAGGGCGTCGTCGCCCACGGTATCGAGATGAAGACTATGGTAGTCGGGAAGGACGACAAACTCACGATGAATGCCTTCGCCCAGGTGCGGAAACTCAATTGGGAGCGGGCGAATAAAGCGACTTTCCACACAATCGTCAGCGATGACCGGAAAGTTTTTAACGCAAAGGGCGACGGAAAGCACGACGAGAAAAAGCGGGTGTACTATTACCGTCGTGGCATCGCCGGATCGGCTCGGGTCGAAGGGATGCACAAAGTCGAGACCGAGGCCGAATTAAAAGTGCTGATGAATACCCCGGACGCGAAACTGCCGGACGGGGCGAAGCGAAAAGAGAAGGACTGGTTGACCGCGGGGACGTGGGAACCGCTGCCGTCCGGCGAGCGGGGCTACAAGAATTCCGCGACCGGCCAAATCGTGAGGCCCAAAAAGTGAGCGTGTACCTTTCGGCCGACGGCGGCGAACCCGAATTTCTCGCCAGCAATACTGGCTGGGGCGACGTGTGTCGCCTCGTCGATGACTTGGACGGCGAAGAATATCCGGCCCTCGTCCACCTGCGTGAGCATGGATGGTGGGAACCCGCGTCGGAACTTGTCCATGAATTGGCCGGGTTGCCAAAGCCGAAGGACAAGAACATTGTGGCGGTTCTAGACACGCTCAACGAACTTGCCGCAGGTGCCGGAAAGGAATCGGCGATCACAATCAATACCGGTATGGGGCCAGACACGGAGGCCTGACATTTCCACGCCGGGCCACACCCGCCGCATTCCGTCCGGCCGTCCGCTCGCCCTGGCCCTCATGCCGGTGCTGGCCCGTGTCCGCCGGGAGTGCATCGAAGCCGTGCGAGCCGGCCGCGACCCGTCGTACTTCCTGATCGCGTCTTCCATCGGCAACGCCGCCCTGCCCTTCCTCCAACGGTACGCCCTCCAAGGGGCGGCGTATTCCCGCGGGTACTTCCGCACACGCCGCAAGCCGCTCCGGCCGGAAACGAAGGCCGTGCGGTCGGGGCAGTTCTCCGCCGCGTGGGACGTGTTGCCGCCGGAAGTCGTGGCCGAGGCCCGGCGGCTGGCGATGGAACTAGCGGGGCACGTGGCGGACTCGGTCCGGCAACAAGTCCGCGATGCGGTGACGGCGGGCGTGAAGAAAGGGCAGTCGGTCAATCAGATTGCCGACGCGGTGGCAAGTGACACGATGCTGGACCCGCGGCGGGCGTACACGATTGCCCAAACGGAGACGAGCCGGGCCGTTCACGCGGGGCAGGCGGCACAGGGGCGGGCGTTGGGGGCGGTGGGGCTGGAATGGATCGCATCGAGCGACGCTTGTGACTTCTGTGCTGTAATGAACGGCCAGCAGGTGCGGACCGGGCAGCCGTTCTATGTCTGGCAGACTGGCAACCCGGCGTATGCGAGAGTGATGCACCCGCCGGCCCACCCGCATTGTTTTTGTTCAGCCGTTGACGTGTATGCGGAGGAATGGCGGGGTAAGTAACCGTTCCCCGGCCGCCGTTACCCTTTCGGCATGGCCGCCGCACTCGAAACCAAACTCGCCCCGCCGTCCGCCGCTGTTATGCAGTGGCCCGCCGGCACGTCGTCCGAGATGGAATTCGACGATGCGAAAATGATGGTCCGTTGCCTGGCCTCCACGGCAACGTTGGACCGTGAAAAGGACTTTGTGACGCCGGACGCATTCAACCTCGATAACTACGCCCGCAACCCCGTCGTCCTGTACCAGCACGACCAGAAGACGCCTATCGGCAAGTGTGAAGACCCGGATGGCCGGTTCACGATGACGCGGACCGAGAACGCCCTCGTCGCCGACGTGTATTTCGCCAAGTCCAGCCCGTTCGCCGCGAGCGTGTACGCCCTTTACCGGGAAAAAGTTCTCCGCGGGTGGAGCATTGGCTACCTGCCGACGCAGACGAGCCGCGTCAGCGTGAACGGCAAGGCGGCCCGGC